TTAGGCCGCTTTTTCCGATTTCTGGCGCGCAACTGGCGCGACATCGGACAATACTATCGCAAGAAGCCTTTCCAGCGCGTTACAGCTCCTTTCGAGGTAGTCCGGCGCGTGAGGCATGTAGCGGAGGGTCATGTTGTGCCCGAACCGCTTGTGCCCGAGCTGACACGCAATCTCCGCCGTGTCGACGCCTTGAGAGCGAAGCCACCGCGCGACGGTGTGACGAAGGCTGTAAGAATTGACCCTTTCGCTAAGCCCCGCGCGCTTTCGCGCAATTCTGACGATGTGGTCGACCTTGCCCACAGGTTTCCCGTGGAACTGAAGCAGCCGCCCGTCTGGGCGGTCGCGGAAGCGTTCGGCGAGTTGCGCAGGCAGGCGGACGACGGGCCGAAACTTGTTCGTCTGCCGACGTGATTTCGGATTGAGGTTAATGCGACCTTCCTCGAAGTCGATTTGCTCCTTAGTGAGCGTGACCACCGCCTTTGGCCGCGACCCCGTCCCGATCATCAGCAACACGAAGTCCTTCCAGTGCTCTTCGTCGCTGCCGCGGTAGAAGGCCCATAGCTGCGCCGGGCTCAAAGGCTCGCCCACCGGCTTATCAAGCTCAGGCTCGACGGTCAGGATGTAGGGTGCGCTGTCGATGACGCCGCGCTTCCATGCCCGGCGGATGGCAGCCCTGCCAATTTCGAGCACGCGGTTCGTGCTGTTGGGCCCGTAGCCGTGCTTGCGCAGGTGCTCGTGGAATTCCTCCTGGCGGCTCGCCTTGCGGACGTCGGCGACGGTACAGCCCTCGCCCCAGAACTCCCGCCAATGTCGAAGGAGGATTTCGACCGTCTTGGCCGAGACGAGCTTGCTGCCGTGATGATGCCAATAGTCATCCAGAACCGACGACAGCTGCACCTTGCTGGGGTTCAGGTAGTCAGACGTAAGCCGGTGATGTTCATGGTACCAGTCCAGCAGCCGCTCCCGGGCCGCCTCGAAATCGTCGGTGCCCATGGACACGCGCATGGAACGGCGCGTACCCAGGTCGTACCAGACCCGATACCACGCGCCGCTGTTGTCGCGTTGTGCAAGCGAGTAGGCGCCGATCGAGAACTCTAGCTTTGCGCCCTTGCCTCTTCGGCGTCCCATTCCTCACCCTCGATGCCGAACGCCAGCATGTCGACGATCTGATAGCCGACGTAGCGGATGCCGCGCGGCCCAAGCGAGATGAAGTGCTTGCCCCGCTTGAGAACACCGGCTTCACGCGCGCGCTTCAGGCTCGACACATTACGACCAAGCAACACCGCGGTCTCCGGCTCGCTGTAGTGGTGCCCGAGCTTCACGTTGTGCTCTTTCGCCATCAGCTCCCGAAGCTGCATCCGCTCCTCCAAGCTCATCCTCATGTCTCAGCCTCTCACGATACCAGCATAGAACAAAGGAAGAACTGCGGCGGATCGACTCAGCCGCAGGATTTTTCCGTCGCGAAGAGGAGCGTTCGCGCGAAGTCGCCGGCACCGCCGAGCAAGACCATGCCGCCGAAGGCCGGGATAGCGCCCATCAAGCCGTACCGGACCATGGCGTAGAGGGCGTAACCGCAGGTCAGCAGCAGCAGCAACTGCTGCCATGGTCCAAAGACCGTCGCCGTCACCGGCGCGAGCCAGCAGTAGACAACAGGGCGCCCAGGCCACCACACTACCGCCCAGTAGTTGGCAAGCCAGAGCAGCATAGCGATGCCGAGCAGTTTGCTATGGCGCGGAAAGGTCATCTTGCCTTCCCTCACTTCGCTGCGACCAAGCGCGCAGAGGCCGCCGCCGCATCCACAGTCGACGCGCTCACCTGGTCGCCACTCGCCTGCGCGATGTGACGCTCGTAGATCGCCTCGAAGAAGCGGCGCATGTCACGGGCGTTTGCATAGTCTGGCGGGCGGCGCCGGAAGTGAGCGCCGATCGCCGACTTCGCAGACCTCTCACCATCGGGAGCGAGCCGCAGTCGGTACTCCTCCAAGAGGCCCTTGAGCACCCCCCACATCTCGCCGATAGTCAGGTCACGGAAGTTAATCTGGCGAGTGAAGCGACTCTTCAGTCCCGGGTTGGATTGAAGCATATCCTCCATTTCGCTTGGATAACCCGCCACGACCACGGCAAGCTCGCCGCGCATATCCTCCATCTGTTTGACGAGTTCGGCGAGCGCCTGTTGCCCGAAGTCCTGGGCACTCGACGAGAACAACGAGTAAGCCTCATCGATGAAGAGCACACCGTCTCGTGCGGCGTTGATCTTCGCCCTCATCTTCGGCCCCGTATGGCCGATGTACTCACCAATCACGTCCGTGCGTGTAACCTCGACGCAGTGGCCCCGCTTGAGGAGTCCGGCTTCGCAGAGCATCTGGCCGTAGAGGCGCGCCACAGTCGTCTTGCCCGTACCGGGGCTACCGACGAAGATTGCGTGCATCGAGCGCGGTGGCGTCTTAATACCCTGCCCTTCCCGCTTGCTCGCCCCAATCGAGCTATCGAAGACGCGTACGAACTCTTCGAGCACGCCTTCCATTCCCACCATTCGGCGCAGTTGTGTGTACCATTCCGAGGTGTCCTTTCCGGTCTCCTCGTCCTGTGCGTCGGATGCCTTGTATTGCTCCATCTCGCGCTCGAACGCCGCAGACATCTCCCTAATCTCCTTCTGCGCTGCCCGGACTAAGGTCTCCAGCTCACGCTTGTCGTAGGAGCGCTCTTGGATCATCAACTCCGAATAGCCGGGAACGTCTGCGCCACGAAGCAGCCGCGGTGTGCGCCGGAGAGGCCTCCGGATAATAGTTGGCCGGAGAGCGTCGGCCGCTTTGTCAGCCTCGCGCTGTAAGCCTTCCAGGCGGCCTTTCAGGTAGCCAAGCTCGGCTCCGTAGTCCGCACTCGGAGCAACTTGCACCGGCGCTTTTGCCCTCGGCTCCGTCGATGGAGTGACGATCGTCTTCACCTCGACGCCGCCCTTTTCAGTGGGTTCGACCCGCATGACCACCTCGCCACCCTCCATTCGTCCGCGCTGGAGGTCGGCATATCCCGCCAAGAACTCCGGAGGGATTACGGATTGTGGCCGCCGCGGCGGCTCCTGGTAGGCTTGCGGCTGATACGGAGCGGGATGCTGGATGACGATCGCAGGAAGCTGCTTAGGCTTGAAAATGTCGAACGCGCCCATAGCTCACCTCCACTCGCGCACGGTCACGGGAAAGGTCTTGTGGAGGACCGGCTGACTGCCCTGGAGGCGGTAGCGCCAGGAGTACCGCTCGAAATTGCCGGTATCGGGATTGCGGCAGGTCACGAAGTAGTAGGCCACGGGAGCGCCGTCGCCCCACACCTCGGACTTCTGGAAGCGCGCAGCCCGCTGCCCAACAGACACTTCATGGACAGGCCGAAAACCGGATAGAAGTGCTTCAGCCTTCGGATCGACTGCCTTTGCGGGCTGATTGTCGTTGGTGATGGACTTGATCTCGTCCCACACCTCAAGGGTGCGGCAGTGAAGCCGAAGTAGCTCGAAGTCGCTGCTCATCTCCGTCTCCGGATGCCGGAGAGGAAGGTCCGGCGGCCAAGCCTCGATCGAAGCTTGACCTCAACATGCCTACCAACCACACTCGCCCATAATTAATGCCATTATTTAGATTGGCGGACATGAAAACGCGTTCAGATTCCGGGCCTTACAAGACCGATCGGTACTTCTCCGAGCCCATTTCCATGAAGCAAGAGGACTTAGATCGCATTCAAAACATCGCATTCCTCAGACCAGATCTTGCCGAGTTCAACAACAGAGGAAAATTGAATAACAGCAAGGTCGTCAGAGACGTACTTAAAGAGTTCGAGGATCGTCTCAAGTCTCGGGAAACCGCTCAGTCGGACTTATCGCCTGGAGATATTCTTCAGCACCTCTTCCGCTTCACGATGGAAAATGAAGCTTTCAAAGCTGATCTGACGAAAGCCGCTGGTGTCTCCCCTCATCATTGGATGGGGTCTGTCGAAGCTAGGCTTTCAGAATCAGACATGTTTATCGAGCGGATCGCCGCAAAGAAGAACGACCGTATCATTGGGCGGGTGATCGACGAATTTCTGGACAACGTCGAGTTCCTGCTGTGGACACACGTTCATAGCCATACGGAAGACTTTGTTGCCCACTTATCCAAGGTGTCTCCGCCGGCAAGAGAGGCCTTAAAGTCTCAAATTCATTACGGTCTAATGCTCGCAAAGGCCGCGCCAGAACGACCTTATTCGCAGCGTTTCGTTCAATCATTCAATGAACTTCTGCAAGCTGAAGAGCTGGAGAATTTGCGCAGCGATCAGCAAGCTCAGTTACGTTGAGTCCGCAGCAGCCGTTATGAAACGTTGTGCAGCTGTCGCAGAGGAGTGCAGATTAGTTACACGTTTGCATGAATAGAGCGCATCTACGGGTCCCCTGACGCGGCCCCCCGAAAGCGCGGTATTATGGACACACATGCAAACCGGGTATTTCTACGTTGATTTGGATCACGTGAAGCGTGGCCAGCTCTGGCGCAACAAGTCCGGCCGCACCGGCACGCAGGATTGGGCCCGCGCCACCTCCAACTACATCCTGAGAGAAAGCGCCCGCGACGAAATCGTTTCCGTCAACGTCGCCGCCAACAAGCACGCAATCAAGGACCTCGCCCGGGCGTACGACCTCCTCGTCAACCCTCACCGCACCGAGGCGGAGGACGAGGAGCTGTGGGGGCTCCCCTCTATTAACAAGACGGATCTGCCACCGCACCTCCGGCAGTACAGCGTCCGCCAGAAGCGCGCCAAACACGACCTACTGCCTACCGGCCTCACGCTGCCGATGCGCAAGGACGCGCGGCTGTTCTACAAGGTGCAGCACGCCTTCCCCGTGCAGATGTCTCGGGCCGCGATGCACGAGGCCGCGCGGCGCTTCGCGTGGTCGCTGTCGATGCACGGCCGACTCGTAGTGTTCGGGGCCATGCACGACCTCGACTCTCATAATCCGCATTGTCATTTCACGGTCATTGATCGTGATATTTCGACCGGGAAGAGCGTGGCGTTGCTTTCAGCCAAAGAGAGCGAGCGGCGCCGGAAGGGCCTGGAGCCCAACTCCACAAAGTGGGTCCGCCAGCTGTGGCAGATGGACTGCAACGGTGTGCTTGCGCAGTACGGCTACGAGGTCCGCATCGACCATCGCAGCAATCTGGACCGCGGCCTTGAGGCTCCGAAGGAGAAGCACCGCGGCGTCGCGCCGGCGGAAGAACTTGAGCAGCCGGTTCAAGAGATCACCGAAGACCCATGTATCAACCAGGAAGCCGAGCCAGTTGAGACAACGCCTGCTGTTGATGATCCATTAGAGACAAGTGAACCGTTAAGCACCGTTGAAAGCGTTGAGCCGGAGCCCATCGAGGTGCCTACCGTGGACCAGGAAACCACGGAGCCGCCCATGGCCGAAGACCTTCCAGAAGAGCCCATCCACGAGCGGGTGAAGACCGCCGTCGAAGTGAAGCGAAACATCGACTGGCTTGCCACTACTCGGAACGAGATCGACGCACTGGAGATCGCTTTGCGCCAGGCGGAGAAAGAGGCCGAGATTGCGACCATGGCTTTTGCTGTTGCCTCGCAAGTCTCTACCGCCGCACAGGCGGAGAGAGCAGTCGCCGTTCAGCACGCCAAGTCATGGTCCAAGGACGACGGGAGCCCTTTGGGTCTTCACGTCCACTTCCGCGTGCCCCTGGTCGGGTGGGAAGTGGACTACAAGACCCCTACCCGTCGCGTCTCCGAACGAGCTTTGCTGGCGAAAGAGCGGGCTGAGATGATCGAAGCAGCAGCCCACAAAAAGAGCGAGGAAGCCGCCAAGATAGCCGTTGAAAAGAACATGGAGCGGAAGCTGCTGAAGGTGCGCCTCGATGCGCAGCGCGAAAAGATCAAATCCATGCTCGACGAGAAGCACGCCATCTATGGCGAGGCGCGCCAGATCGACGAGACCGTTGCCGCGCTGGAAGCCAACATGAAGGAGATCGTCCAGGGCATCAGCTCAACGGACATTTCCGCCGCCTACCAGGAAGGCGACCTTGAGCCGGAGGAAGCAGCTGAAGCGTGCCGGATCGTCGGTGACGAAGAATCCGCCCAAGGGATCGAGCGAGAGACACAAAACATGCGCAACCGCTATGGACATTCGGTGCACTGATGACGCTAAAGGTGCTCTTCCGCCGAATTCACAAGCGCCTTGACCCACGGCGGCGTATGAGGATGGCCTATGCCGCTGGAAAACGAAGCGGCATACGGCTTGAGAAGTCTCGCAATAAGTTCCGCGAAATCTGCGCATTCTCAGATGGACATCGTATGGGACGTGAAGAGGCGGCCATGTTGACTTGGCCGACCCTCTGGGCTTTGCAAGAGAGATCGCACACCACGCAGCTGCATTAGGCGTAACGTGGACCCTTCCGGGTGAAGCTGTAGGGCTTATCGAGCTTCGCCAGAATTCCACGGGAAACAATGACGCACTCTTCGGGCGTCATTCGCTCCAGCCGATCCACCGTCGCCATTGGCGTCATTGTTTCGTGTTCGCTCTCGCTGCTGCGGCCGTCACCCTTACTCTTCGACCGGGTGACGGCCTTTTTCTTGCCGGCGAACTCCGACACTCGCCCATAGAGCTTCCAGTCACGACTGCCGCCGTTGACCACCCAGGCGCAGCCCTTCAGCAGAGACTGTGGCTTGTCATAGGTCTGCTCGATGTCCTCCATGAAGTGGAAGCACAGCAACGCGTTGACGCGGACTTTGCGCAGCTCGTTGACGGCATCGACCATGGCGCCGCAGTTGCCGATCGTCATGGCTTCATCGACCATCAGCCAAAGCCCCTTCGGCAGCGGTCGGCCGGTATCGTTCCAAATCCGGCGCGCCGTGTTGATGGCATTGCCCATCACAAGGCGCACGAAAGGACCGCCGAACTCGGTCTTTCCCAGCCCGAGGCGGATGAAGATCGCAACCGGCTTTTCAGCCGCAAACACGTCCTCGAAAGTCCAGTGATCGTCATTCGGCCCGAGCGTCGTCACGTGCCGCACGCCGGCATCCATCCAAGGCTTGAGCTTGCGCAGAAGCGTGCTGTCGAAGCCGCCGCGTTCGTCCGCTGACACTCGCAGGTAGGCCGAGGCCCCTGCCCGCACCAGCGGATGCACCGAGTGCTGCATCACGCCAAGCTCTTTCTCAAATCCCTTCTTGTCGGTCAGGATTAGCTCGGCAATGCCTCCCAAGGTGGCGTTCTGGTCCGTCATCACCTTGTGAATGATCGTCCCGCGCAGGAACTCCTGTGCCAGCTCTGGAAAGTGCGAGTAGCGGCTGTTCGGTTCCTTAGGCGCCAACAGTTCGGCCAGGTTCTGGCTGTCGTTGTCGAAGTCGTACTTCCGCGTGGGATCGAGGAACTTGAGAGGGTTGTACCGATTGCCCTGCTCTGGGTCCGAAAGGTCAAGGCGTACGATGCCGTAGCCCATTGCGATCAGATCCTCTCGTGTTGCCCCTTCGATGTCTCCGGCAGGATCGGAGAAGATCAGATCGGGCTTACGCACCAGCCTTTTGATGCCTTTCACATTGGCAATCGTCAGCTGCGTCTTCCCCGCGCCGCGGGCACCCCACACGATCATGCTCGCTTCGCTGTCTAGGTAGACCGGACGCCCGCTCCGTTGCGACACGCCGGCCAGGAAGCCGCCAGGAGTGAAGAATCCCGCCTTCTTCAGCTCGCGGTCCGTAGGCCAGGCAGCGCCATCTTCGTCCGCCTTATGGCGCGGAAAGGCCTCATATATACCCTTCCCGACTTTCCAGAATACTTCGATTATCTCCCACAGGAGGCGCGGCACAAATATTAGCGCTTCAAGTATAGTGATCATCGGAGTACCTTATCCATATAAGAAACAATAACTGACGTTTTGTCCGCCGGCACTGCCTTTGGCCCCGGCGAACCATCCCCAAACATCAATGGAGAATCCCGATGCCGACCACTCGTGGTCTGTACGAGAGCGTTACTGCGTCGATCGTCCAGGAACTGGAGAAAGGAGTCCGACCGTGGACAAAGCCATGGGAAAGCCGTCACGGCAGTGGTCTCGGCCTTATCCCTACCAATGCGGCGAGCGGGCGATGCTACAGCGGCATGAACATTCTGCTCCTGTGGAGCGCCGCCGCCGAGCGCGGCTATCCAACCCACGGCTGGATGACATTCCGCCAGGCCAACGACCTTGGCGGGCGCGTCCGAAAGGGTGAGAAGTCCACCACGGTCATCTATACCAAGTTCAAGGAGACCGAGGTGGAAGGCCAGGAGAAGCCGAAGCTGGTCCCGATGTTGAAGGCCTATTCGGTGTTCAACCTCGCCCAACTCGAAAGCCTCCCGGCTACCTTTTACGCGCCTCCCGAGCCGTGGCCCGAGGAAGCCCGCCTAGACGGCCTGAAAAGGCTTGTCGAAGCCAGTGGCATAAGGGTGCAGTACGGTGCTGGGCGCGCGGTCTACTATCCCGGTCCCGACTTCATCGAAATGCCGTCGTACGGCGCCTTCAAGTCCGACGACGACTTCGCCAGCACCTTGGGGCATGAGCTTGCTCATGCGACCGGACACCCCGGCCGCCTCAACCGCAAGCTCAACAGCAAGGTGTTCAAGGAGAACTACGCGGTCGAGGAATGCATTGCTGAACTGGCGAGCGCCTTCCTCTGCGCGCATCTGGGTTTCGACTACATCGCCGCTCAGAGCCCCGCCTACATTGAGGGCTGGTTGAAGGTGCTGAAGCAGGACACCAGGGCCATCTTCTCAATCGCTTCCTACGCCTCTCAGGCGGCCGACTGGCTCAGGGAACGGCAGCACGCCGTCACCGGGCCGGAAGACCCCGACGAACAAGCCCGGCTTGCACACCAGCAGGCCGCTGAATAACGAAAAGCCCCGGATCAACCGGGGCATTGCCGTTGGGCAATACTATTTGTTCTGCCACCAAGCCCAGAACTTCTGTGCCGCACTCCTCAGCAGCTCAGGCCTCTGACCGCAGGTGAAGCCGACGATAAAGGCGATGAAGTACCCCATCGGCCTACTTCTTCACCACCAGTTGGCCCTTCTTGTAATAGCCATACAGCGCGATCCCGCTGCCGATCGCACTCAGCAGCCCGCCGAAGACACTTTGCGCCGCCGTTTGAGCGTCGGTGACAAGAGAGAGCTGAAACAGCGCCAGAACCTGCGTTACGACGCTGGTTATGCCTTCAGGCGTGACATCGACCCCGAAGACCGAGAGCACCGGCAGCGCACCGCCGGCCAAAGCCACAGCAACGCCTGTTTTCGTCTTCCTCCCATCCATGAACTTGCTGACGAGCGTCACCAGGCCTTGAATGAGCCCAAACACAATCAACGGATTCAACCTCGTACCCTTTCGTTACGGGAATCATGAGCCGCACCCGGCACCCCGTCAATCAACAGTCAGGTCGAAGGCTTTCTCGCCGATCGTCTTGCGCAGCAGGTCGAAAGCATCACGGCTGCGAATAAGCCTCACCGAACCGGCATCGACCATAAGCCCCATGCCGATGCCAACACACCCTTCTGTCTCATCAACTGTGTTGAGCGGATGCAGGATGATTCCAATTCGCCCGGGCACGCGGGTGACTTCCCAAACCTCGCGGAACTTCGTGTAGGCCTTCCAGCCGTGCGGTTGACAGCGGTACTCGCCCTTGGGAATGCAACTGATGCGGGGCTTGTTGTTGAGCCACGGCCGCTCCAGCGTCCAGAGGGGCTGGTCAACGCCCGGAATGATCCACCGGCCGACAGTCGCGCCGTAGACCTCCGTAAGGCGTTTGAGTTCGACCACTCAACGGCGCCTCCCACTGGTTCCTATGCGCCGCTGCAAAAGGATGTCGAGGATCTGATGCTGCCCCTGTTTAACTTCCTCGAAGTCCTTCGAGATGCGGGCCTCAAGGACGGCGAGGTCGGTCTTCTTGACGTAATGCTCCGACATGTGGAGGCGCAATCCGGCGATCCAACGCTCGATGGTGAACACCCATCCAAAGACCGTCACGACTATCAAGCACAGCGCATACCAGATCCAATCCGCCGCCTTGTCGAGCCAGTTGACGCCCATCACGCGGCCTCCTGGCTCTTGTGTTCAGCAAGAACTCGCTTCACTTCTTTCAACAATGCCGCGTCGCTAGGCCGCTCGCTGTCGTCAAGCATCACAACGCCCTCAAGCGTGTCACCGTTGATGCAGAACGCCCGCCCGGGGCACAACCGCCTCATTGCCTCTTCCAAAAGCGAGTTCGTCAGTTGCATTGCCCTATCCCTTGATCTCCATGACTGTTATCGACGAAACACCGCGCATGCCCACCGTGGCATTATCGGCATCGGTGATCGGGCGGTTGATATACATGGTGCCTCCGGTGTTATCGATATGACCTTGAAGCTTGTAGGTCACCGGTGAATTGGTTGCTGGGCTGTCGAGATAGTGCTGCGACATCGTCTTCGGGTGATCGTTCTGGGCCGTGTAGAAAGAACCCACCGTTACCCGTTTGCGGTTGCTGGCGGCATTGCCAATCGCGATCTGCGTGCTTCCCCTGACCAGGATCAGCTTTCCGGCGCCCGACGACTGGCCCATGACACTCATCAACACCAAGATCTTGCTTGACATACTGCTGGGCGTGATCGTTACGGACAAACCGGTGATGTCGGTGTCCGCCACCGTGCCGGTGTAGGTGAAAGGATCGGTCTTGGTGGTGCTGACAACCTGCAGCACCGTGCCAGCTGGCAACCCTGTTGCCGGCTCGCCCCAAGTCCCGTCACCCCTGAAATACGTGCTGGAGGATGCGCCAGTGCCGCTGTTCAGATGGCTTACCCCGAGGTTACCGGTCACTTCGCTGCCGCTGAGGTTGATGGCCGCCGCGCTCACGGCACCGGAAGCCGCCTTCAGTGGCCCTGTCAGGGCAGCGTTGAGCGCAAGGTCACCTGTAACCGTGAGGTCGCCGACTTCGAGCGTGGCAAAGCTTCCAGACGAATCCGCCGGATCGTAGAAGACCTGGCCTGGAATTGTGATTTCCCCATCGACCAGGATGTCATAGGTGCCGTTGGGCACCTTGGCATAGACGAACCCAAGCTCGTTTGCAGTGAGAGGATTTGTCTTTAGCGTGGTCTCGTCTTCTTCGAACAGCGCCGCCAAAGATGAAGTACCCGCTTCATAAACTGCTACCGCTGCCCCCGCCTTAGGCGTTCCGCGGGCTGTCAGGATCGTGTCGGCGATGGGCTTCACATCATGCGCTTACATCTTGACGATGAATTGCCATGGATGCACCGCCTTCAGGCGGAAATTCTTCATGTGGGCTTGGCCGAGGATGTTTGCGCCGTACAATTGAACCAGGTCGCCGGCACTGACGGTGATGTCCTCTGTGAAAGTCTGATAGGCCACGTTGCTGAATACAGCACGTTCAGTGCCCACAGCGACTCCGTTGACGTATATTCTGGCCTTACAACTGTTGCCGGTAAGCTCGCCTAGGTCGAACGACACGGTCAGTGTTCCCGCGCGCGGAACAACGATCTCCTTGAATTTTTGATATGTCGAACCTTCCGACACGGCTTCGGCATCAGACGATGCAACAACAACCGTCCCGGGGGCAAACTGGTAAAGCGCCTCGTGGCTGATCTTTGGTGCGCCTGTCGACCCTTCCGCAATGGCAATTGGGTTGTCTCGAAGCGCGCGGGCTTGCGATTGAAGGGCCGGCTTACCGGAAATGAGTTCTGCGTCGGTAAGGGTCGTAAAGTCGGTCACTCAACTCGCTTTCTTTGGCAAATCATGCCGCATGCATCATGAGCGCGCAACACGTTAAGACCACGTCGGACCCGGCGTGAGGTCCGGCATTAGGCCATCATCATCAGACCAATACAGATATGCCGCCTTCTCCTCGTTGGTTGCCGCGCTCCAATCTGCCACAGTGGGGGCGGCCCAGTTGTAGACCCGTGCCGACGCAGTCGTGCTCACCTGGAGCATCGTGTACTCGTAACTGTGCCCCACCTCGACCTCCCGCTTCTGCAGCACGATGTATCGCAGCGGATTGTTGTTGCCGCTTGGGTCCAGGATCAGGCGCGACGAAAGGTCGGCAAGGTCACCCGTTGTAATCGTCGCATCCTTGGCATCGAGCCGAAGTGTCACCTGCCGCGGTGTTTCGGCGTAACGCTTGATGAGCCTATCGCCAAGCTCCTGAGCCGGGATCAATTCGGAGATCCACCGGCTCACGATCTCCCTTGTGATCGGCAAGTTATAGGCATTCGCGCTCTCTGTGTCCGCGCTCACCGTGACGGCGACATTTTTCATGCTCTCCTTCTCGATAGACGCGATCGGCGAAGTCATGCCGTAGTAAACCGCGACCCTGCTGACGCGCTCGGATTCCAGATCCTTGACCTTCAAAGAGCCGGCGATGACGTGTTGCTGTTCGTTCAACGCTGGAACCTGATTGTCGGCCTTGAACGGCACGATCACCTTGAACCGGAGCTGCGCAGCCTCTTCATCCCACCACAGCGCGCATCCCGTGCTTTCGAGAATTTCGTTGATCAGGCTCTTCACGCCCTCTGGCTCGCTCAGTATGACCGTGCTGGTCAGGCTGCCGAGCCAAGTGCTAGCCTCGGTGACCCATTCGCTCAGCGGGATGTAGCTCCCATCGATCTTCGCGTAGGTAGTGAGCAGATCGTGGAGAATGACCGGGATGCTTGCCGCATCGTACCGGATGCACAGCTGAACCTTATCGTCAGCATCATGGGCGCTCGCCGCCGTACCGTGGGCGCCCCGCGTGAGGCCGTTCAACGTATCGCTGGTCTTGCTGCTGTACGAGATCAGCTCATCGCCGACGCGCACAATGCCGCTCGCCGGGTAGTTGGCACCGACGCCGGAAGGGGTAAGCGTCAAGCTGGTGACGCTGTTGTTGATGTCACCTGACAGCGTTCCGTCGCTTTGCACGGGGGACTGTGCTTTTTCTGCATCAGCGAAGCGGAGGATGTCTTTGCCGATGATCCTCACCCGCCCATTCGCGTCCGGCCCTTCCATGTGGTCGATGAAGTACGTGCGGCTGGTGGTGTAGATCGTCCGGTTGTCCGCGACGTACCCGGTCTTTACCCGCATCACGCGGTTGATCAGGTAGGGGTTGCGGGCCCGCAGTTTGCCGAAGAAGGTGCCCTGGTCGAAAGGCTCGTAGGCGCGGTCGGCCACATATGGGTCAACGCCGCGGTCATGGTGCGGAAAATCCTGCATCGTGACCGTGGCGGACGCGCTGACTGAGAATCCCTTCGGATCGAGAACGGTCGGGGCAATGTCCACGGACGTGATGCAGGGAAAGATGTTCTCGCCAATCGGCAGAAAGGCGTTGTTTGAGCAGAACCGGTACGTCTTGGAGCCGCGATCGTAGTTGGCCTGGTCCTGGCAGGTCTTAAACGTGTTGAAGCACTTCTGAGAACCGGTTGTGCCGACTGCTGCCGTGCAAGGCGCGACGCCGTAGGCGTTCTGGCAGAAGTCGAGATCGAGTTCGACCACGGTAATGGCGCGGCGCCCAACCGTGACCCGAAGGGCGTTGAAGTCGGTCACTCAACCAGCGCCCTCACCTGGAAAGAGCAACCCATGAAGCCCGGATGGGTATGCTGAGGAGGCGTGAGATCCCCTTCCACCTGGCAGAACGCGGCCTCGGTTGGATACTTTCTGAAGTGCGGCACCCAGAACCATGGTTTGCGCTCCGCATATTTCATGAAGGGCAGCCAGCTATCTCGCACCCAGCCGTCGCTCGCGTATTGGAGCACGAAGCTCGTCTGTGACCCCTTACTGATGATGGTACGGCCAAGGAATGCACCACTGTCTGAGATGTTGTTGAGCAGCTTGTTTGCGCGCGCGAGTATCGGCGGCGTCCACCCGCGGTACATGCCGTAGCGGAGCGGTAGATAGGCGCCAAACGCGAGCACGCCGATATTGAAGATGGCCGAGCAGGAGATCACCACCCGCCACAGCGTAGCCGTTTTGCTGTCGAAGAAGATGACGCGCGGCGAGTTGTCGGCCGGGCTGGCAGTGTCGCTTGCGTCCACATATCCGGAGCCATTGTGGTACTGCAGCTTGATCGAGCCGCCGTTCTGGAAAAGGTCTTGAGCATAGAAGGCCAGATAGTTTGCGCTCGCCGCATTCGCGAGTGTCAGGTCGATGTTGACCGTTCCGCTCGCCGCAGGACGGAAGAAATCCGCGGTGTTGCCGTCATAGCAATTCTTGACCGGGTAGTCGGCGTGCTCGCTGGTAGCGGTGACAGTTCCGCGCTCAAGGAGATTGTCGTAGCAGACCCGGCAGGGGTTTGAAGCTGAAGACGACGCGGGCAGTACGATCACGCTCATTGCACGTGCACGATAACCTGTTTTCCGTCCTTGCCCACATCATTAATGCGGTCGATGAGGTCTCGTACGCCGGCGTCGGTCCAAAGACCACCTTTGTCGCTTTCAACGGTCAAGTAGACGTTTGTCTGACCAGCTGATGAGGAGGATGTGCCCGAACCATTGCCGGACGCTCCAGAACTTGCGTCAGCAGCGCTCCCACCTCCACCGGACGAGCTGATGCCAGATCCACCGTTAAAGGAGGCCGACGCGAGGTGTGCGATGTTGGCGGCCTGGGCCGCCGCGGCGGTAGCAGCGAAAGCGGCACCGAGAAATGGCCCACCAATTGCCGTGCCGAAGGCATAGGCATCCACGACCGACTTGTAGGCCGACACGGTCGCCTGCGCTAAAGCCGCAGCCTTATTGAGGAGGAAGAAGGTCTTGTTGAACTCCGCTGCCTGCGCAAGGCTGTTGCGGAAGCTCTTCCCTTGCTCCGCGACGCTGCGATTATGATAGCTGAGTTGAACACCCAAGAAACCCTCAACGGCTGCCTGTTGGTCGCTGATGAAGTTCTCCCGATACTGCTCACGCAGCGCGGCCATGCGGGATTCGTAGTCCAGCTCGATCGCAAGCGAGTGCTCTGCGAATTCCTGCTGTGTGATCGCCTTCTTCTCCAGCGCCCTTTCAAGTAGCTCCTGCTCGCTCTCGTACTGCTTTTCGAGATCGGCGATGGCCTTGGCGCCCTGGACCTTGTTTGGGTCGCTCTCGGAGATAAGCCCGGCAGTCATTTCGGAAACCCGGGAACGGAGCCGGTCACGCGTATCCTCTGCCTTCTTAGCGGCCCTCTCGATTGCGGTGTTACCGAGACCAGCCGGTGCAGAGAGTTTGCCAAGCGTGTACTTGCTGTTTTCCGTGGCGGCAGCACCTGCACCGCCGCTCCCGACTAAGCCAGATGCCAACTGCGCGCCACTTGGGGCTAAGATCTTCGCAATGTCTGCCTGGCTCAACTTCATTGCGTCCTTGATGCCGAGCGCATCCTTGATGAACGCCTTCACCGTCATGGCGAGGTTACCGATCTGGCTTGCCACTTTCAGGGCCACACCGGCTATATCACCGAGCGCCGTGGCGAAGTTTCGAAGGCCTTCTTGAACCTGCGGATCTGTGAGGAGCTTGGTCAGCTCTCGTGCCGAGTCTGTTACCGCATCGAGAAACCCTCCTTCGGCCAATTTGACCTTCATATCGAGAAGGGCATTCCCGAGCCGGTTGAACGCGGCCTGAGCGCTCTGGGCGGCAGTGACGGCCCGCTCGCCGAACTCATTATGCAGGCCATCGCCGAGTTTGCGGAGCGCATCGACGCCGACCTGGCCGTTCTCGATCATCTTGATGAACTGCGATGTGCTGACCCCCATCGCCTTGGCGAAGATTTGCAGCGCGCCGGGCAAGCTCTCGCCGAGCTGCTGACGCAACTCTTCCATGCTCACCTGACCCTTGCTCGCCATCTGACCCAAGGCCTGGAAGACAAGGTCGACGCGCTCCGCCGACAGCTGGAGTGCCGTGGCCGCCTCGCTCACGCCTGTGAAGATGCGTTTCGTCTCTTCAAACGTGAGGCCGGACCGCATGGCGGAAGCGGAAAAGCTGGCGAAGCCGTTTGCAGCTGAGATCAGGTTCAAGCCCAACCGGTCGGCTTCATCCCGAACGTAAGACATCGCGGCCGCGGCAACCTGTGCGTCCGCTGTTGCGGCGATCATTCGGTTCTGCAGGGCCTGCATCTGCATCCCCGCGTTCACGATGCTCTTGCCAGCGGAGAATACCGCCCATGCCGATGCCAAGCTGAGCACCGAAGCCCGCAGGCGGCCTATAGACGCGTCGAGGCTGCCGACCTGCTGGGAGGAGCTATCTGAGAACCGCTTGACGGCGCCTTGGGCCGTGTTCAATGAGGCCTGTAGGCCTGAGATATCTGCCCTTAGCTGGACTACGAGTTCGTCGAGCTTAGTTGCCACTCATCCGCGCTTTCCTTTCGCGCTGTTCGTGGATGGCCAACAGCTCGTTCACCTCCTCGCGCGTCATGCTGGGTTCGGAGAACTTCACGCCCTTGGATATCAGGTGGCCCTTCATCGCCGCGGTGTACTCGTACATGGTCGCCCTCCAAAACACTTCCGGCGGCCATTGCAGGATTCCCATGGCGGAGGACATCAGGTCCTCCCATGGAAGGCCTTTTAGCTTGCCGCCTTCTCCAGCTCCCCCACCGACTTTCCCAAGCTGACGCCTTGCAGAGCATGCTGAAGAAATACGAGCGCTGGCTTAATGCCGTTCTCAAGACCATTGCTCAAGAGAGCCGGCCCGATGTCCTCAAGCTTGAGGTGGTGTTCCGCGCCGCGAATTCCATGGAACACAATCTTCGCCCAATCCCTGGCCCGCAGCTTCGGTGAGTCCGCGATAATATCAATGAGGCTAAGTCCCAACTCGTCTTCGATGGAGCAGATCACATCGAAGGTGGGCCGCATGGGGTACTTCACGCCGTTGAGCGTGATTTCGACCTCATTCCGCAACTTGTTGGCCATCTATTGAGCCACCCGTACAGCGGTCGCGCTCACGCCGGTCACGCTGGACATGGAGACCTGCACAAGGCTGCCACTCTGATTCCAGCGGATGACCGGGAAAGGACCGACCAGCATCCGGGCGTTGTTAGGCACGCTGACGGTCTGATTGCTCAGGGTCACGGAGCCAAAGCCATCACGGCTCATGGATGTGGCCTTGGTGACGACTGTGGCTGTCACAGCGCCACCGGATGTGTTTTGCAAGCTGAGCAGTGTCTTGCCATCGTTCGGGAAGTAGATGACGCCAGGCGCGTTCTGGTAGGTAGTGGTGAGGTTGAGCCCGCTCAGAGCGACATCCGTGCGGCTGATGTTTTGCGTTTGCGCCATTGCAAGGCCTGGCACCAGTGCCAGAGCGCCAAGCAGTTTCCAGAGTTTCATTCGTTCATCCTTCCCTTAATCGTCGAGGCGGGTTTTTGTGATTTCTCCGGCGCTATCGAGCGTCACGGAGAAGGTCACGGCACTGTTGTACTCGCCGCCCTCTTCAAAGCTGGATGCAGCGAACTCGCCCTCGTAAACGCGGCTGTAGGACGCGCCTGGAAAGATGACCTTAAATTTTCGATGCAGGTTCTCTTCCGCCGCCTCGCGTACGGCATCAACGGCCTCGTCATCGGCAAACAGTCCTGAGGCTGTCAACTGGATGCTATTGACGCCAGCCCCTTCGAGCAGCTGGCGGGCGCCTTCGCTATCGGCGTCGGTCACATCGACGATTTCGTTGTTGATCTTGACGCTCTTGGTGCGCGTACCGCCCAGGGAAACGAAGGTGCCGGAACCGGCAGGCAATTCGACTTGGACCAATACGGCGCGGCCTAACTGTTTAGCCACGTCACTACCCTTTCATTGATTTGAAGAATCACACGCATCGAGTCGGTGCGCAACACTCACGCCGTGGTCGCCTCAAACTCGATGATTGATTGCCACGTCTTTCCGTCATCCTCTTTGAACGGTTCCGGCATGCCGCTGAGCTGGATCATCACCAGATCATCAACGGATAACGCGTCTTCCTGACGGTCAAGCGCCTCCATTACAGCCGCACGGAGCTGTAGCGCTTCCTTTGGTGACTTCTGGCGACTGAAAGCCTGCACGCGGATGGTGTGAACCTGCCCGCTGAAATCGTCCGCGGCAAACGGCTCGGCGGACATAGTCACCAGCAGATACGGAAACGCGGTCCCCTGCCCGATATCGCTGTAAACCCGCCTGTCTGCCAGGCTGCTCACGGTATCATTCGCCTTAAGCGCCGTGATGACGGCCTTCAACAGCGGCAAAGCAAGATCAGCCACCCCGCGACGCTTTCTTTATGGCTTCACGAATGGCGGCGTCCACTCGCCCGACGAAATTCGTTCTCTCCGCACGGTATGACCTGCGGAGCCATGGTCGCGGCCGCATCCGAGACGTACCGAATTCAAGATAGCGCCCGTAGTTCAGCGCAGTGCCGAAAACCGCCATCAGATTGCTGGCCGACACCCGGAAGAACAGCGATCCTACAAGCTGCCCAGTGTTCGTCTTGGGGTACTCAGCCGGCGCCGAGGCTTGGTGCGTTACGGAACGACGCCGGTAGGTTCTCCCGGCGCGCCCGCCGCCTTGGATTTCCTTCTTCGCTCTGGCATCGATCGCGACGACGGCGCGGGTCAATTCCGCGCCAATCCCACGGCGCGCTTCCAATGGAATCTGCCTCAGGCGGCGAATGAGCCGGTCAACGTTCTTCACTCCGCTCACGATGGCGCGCCCTCAACACACATGAGCTGCTGGAATCTCTTGCCTTCGGTCTTCAGATCGTCCTGCAGGTTGCGAACCGCGAGGATGTTGTAGACGCGCTCGCCGAGCCGTACGCGGTTCTTGGCCGCGGTTGTCGTATCGGACATCTCCGACCGGTACCGAATCGTAATCCGCGCATCTACACGGCTTTGAATCTGGCTGCTGACGTAGGCTTCTCGTCCGGCCATCGGTTCAACCATGGCCCAAACTTCGGCGATGTCCGTCCAATCGACCGATCGACCGCCGTATTCGTCGTCGCCAACGTACTGCGATTGCAGCTTTACCCTGCTACGGGCTTTTGAGGAGAATTCGAAGCCAGCCGTACAGCTCACCACGCACCGAACGCTTCCGGCAGCCTGTACGGGTCAAGGAGAGCCTTTGCGCCGTGCGGAATGTCACCGCACTGGCGGCTCTCAAAAAGCGAAGCAACCTGCTGCAGAATGGCTTGCCTTATGGGATGTGGCACCGAGGCGGCGCTGTCGCCGTAGCCGGCCTTGAATGTGATCTCAACCGCGGACACGTCGCGCAAGCCTGTTGGCCAGGTCTGGCCATCCTTCAGGACAATCACACCACCTGCCGCATCGAGGAAATATGCGGCTGGATCGACCGTCGTTTGCACGCCGGCAGAGTCCGTCGTCTTGATAGAGGAAATTTCTGCTATCGGTTGGCGCGATAGTTGGACCCACTGTGTTGCAGTTACAACACCTGGCCTCGGACCTATCGCGAAACCTGCAAACGGTTCGGCCTCGTCCACGTCGGCGAAGCCATCCATCACCAACACCCAGGTCTGGGTGATGAACGCCCGCAGGGTGTAAGCCTCAGCGGCGGAGCGAGCCGTCTTGATAAGCGCGGCTATCAACTCATCTTGCTCGCTGACCTGCCACTGAGCTTTTCCTCCAGGTGGAGTTAGAGTCCGGCCTGACGAAGGACGGACCGATGAAGCGAAGCAGGTTCACGGAAGAGCAGATTATTTCGGTGTTGCGCGAGCAGGAGGCGGGC